GACATCGATGTGAACAGCGTCACGGAGCGAGCCACGGAGTACATTTACGATTTCGAGGGGTTGCCTGAAGGGATGTATATTGTTGGAGTAAACGAGACCGTAGCAGGGCCATTGTTGCAGAGACATTTGGCTTATGTATGCAACGGAACACCCCTAACGGAAAGTACCTTTGTGGAATACAACCCCGCCCAAAGCCCAAACCACGTGTACGTAGATGAGTAAGATTACATTAAGCGTCCTCAATTACGGGCCGGAGTTAGGCAGCGCGTTCGTCACGAACAATAAAGAGTGGGCGTTCTACGGAGACGACAACGCCTACCCTTACTACCTGGAGGATTTGTATATCAATTCCGCGATGAACTCGGCAATCATTAAGGGCATCGGGGATATGATTTATGGGGAGGGTTTGGATTCCCCCGACAAAGATGCCCACGTGGATCAGTGGCTGAAGTTGCAGGGGCTGTTCAAAAAGGATTGTATGAAGCGTGCCGCCCACGACCTCAAGTTGTACGGCAACTGCTATTTCCAAGTAATTTGGAGCCACGACCGCAGCACCATCGCAGAGACGAACCATATCCCTGCCTCCTATGTGCGTTGTGGCAAAGCCGATGATCAGGACGAGGTTCCCACTTTTTACTACTCGACAAACTGGGCAGAGGTAAACGCGGGACGCAGCGAGCCACAACCTATCCCGGCTTTCAGCACGGATGACCGTACGGCTGCCTCGCACCTGATTCACATCAAGGTCTACAGCCCTATCGATTTTTACTACGGCATCCCGGACTACGTGGGTTCGACGAAGTATATCGAGTTGGACAAAAACATCGCCGAATACCACCTCGCCAGCATCAAGAATGGCCTGTTCCCTTCGATGATGATTTCGTTCAATAACGGGCAACCTACGGACGATGAGCGGGTGGAGATGGAGCGTGCCATCAACGCAAAATTCAGCGGGGCGGAAAATGCGGGGCGTATGCTCATCGTGTACAACGATGACAAAGAGAACGCACCTACGGTCGAGCCGTTCAACATTCCCGATCCACACCGCCTATATGACTACCTATCAAAAGAGGTGAGCTTGAAAGTTCTGTCGGGGCATCGCGTCACCTCGCCACTTTTGTTTGGGTTGCGGGGGGATACGGGATTCGGCAGCAACGCGGATGAAATGAAAGATGCGTACGAGCTTATGCTGAAGACGGTGATTCTGCCGTTCCAAGAAATCCTGCTCGATGGCATCCGGCCCGTACTTTCTGCTGCGAACATCACGCTGCCTTTGGAGTTCAAGAAACTCGTCCCCGCTGCCTTTATGGACGAGGAAAAAAAAACTTCGGTCGTGAACGGCCCGAAAGAATTTCAGTTGGTCAGTCAGAGGTGTGGCTAAATTTCCTCGCTGATAAGGCATCGCCCACACCCCCAGGATGGAGGTTATTCCGCCGCGAAAGGGTGGATGAGCCGATTCACGACCACAGGATATTCCAACGTCAGAAATTCAGCGATTCGCCAGGCACGTTGGCCTCGTATGATAACCATACAGAGTTCAGCGATTGGGGCGATGTGATTAGCCCGAACGGGTATTTCTTTGCCCTGCGCTATGCGTACTGCCAGCTCGATTCCACCACGGTCAGCAAGACAGGTGTAAGCCGGGATTTCTGCGTCAACATGGTGGGTTTATCCGAGGAAGGTTTCCAATACCGATATGAGGATATTGCGGACATGAGTGCCGATGGAATCAACGGAGAATTTGCTGCGAAGGGCGAAAGCACGTACGATATTTTTGAGTGGAAAGGTGGCAAAAATTGCTACCATTGGTGGGATCGTTTGATTTACATCTACGCCCCGGATGGGGAAGCGGCCGATGCGTGGATGGGCGACATCCCCGTTGCGGATGAATGGGATTCTGTTATGATGTTAGTGGGCAATAACCCGTATGTTCCCCAGCCGGGAGTGGAAGGTATAGCACCAATCGAAATGCAATAAAATGGCAACTCTATATGTGTCGGCCGAAAAGGTCAAAAAGGATACCCTGTTGGGTAGCGCGGTAGATGAGAACCTCATCCGCCCCGTGATTGTTATGGTGCAAGCCAAAGAGGTTTTGCCCTATTTAGGAACGAAGTTGGATGCGGCCCTGAAGACCAAAATCCAAAACAATACGCTCACGGGCAACTACCAAACGCTCGTGGTGGAGTACATCCAACCTGCGTTGGTGCAGTTTGTCTTTGCGCAGATGGCCTACGTGCTGCGGGTACGATTCTCGAATAACGCGGTGAGCGTTCCATCGAGCGAGCAGGGCAGCCCAGCCAACCGGGAAGACATCAAACCCGTAGTGGACACCGCTACACATATCGCAGAGTTTTACCGCGAACAGATGGTCGACTACCTGTTATACAACACGACCCTATTCCCCGAGTACAACACGAATACGGGGCCGGACATCGTGCCGACGGTGAGAAACTACTTCAGCGGCATCAACGTGTATCCTCCGTACCCGTGGCCCAACAAAACCAAAGCGTTTGCATTGGGGGCTAACATCAAACTCTACTGATTATGGCCGAAAGTAAACTCACAGACCAAACAGAACTGATTACTCCGGCAAACGGGGACTGGGCATATTTGGTGGATGTATCCGACACCAGCGGAGGCGCGGCAGGAACGTCCAAGAGAATCACGGTCGCCAATCTGATGACCAAAGCCCCCGTGGTAAGTGTCAATGGAGAGGTGGGAGCGGTGTCTTTGGATAGCACGGAAATCAAGCGGGTAGGTACGACGGGGGATTCGATTGACCAGGATTTGACCGCTGCGGAAAACAGCATCAACGAAATCAAAGCGGTTCTGAAGTACCCTTCAGCGACCGTCACGGGGTTGCAGGTGAACGCTACGAATAAGTTAGAACTTGATTCGACTAATCAAAAAGCGGTATTCACCATTAACGGATCTACAGCGGCAACCATCGGCCCGAGCCAGTCGCTGTTTCCTGCCTTAAAGGTTGGCCCCACGGGAAACGATTACATCCTTCCTGTAGCGCGGGGCGTGACGGGGAACGTGGCTGTTTATGACGATGCCACCCACACATCGGAGTGGCGCACGCTTCAGACCTCCAACCTCGGGGGAACCTCCGATGGCATCACGCAAGGGACAACCAACCTTTTCTTTACGTCTGCGGAGCAAACCAAACTTGCAGGAATTACCGCAGGGGCGGCCGTGGCTTCAGTAAGTGGCACAGCCCCGATTGTAAGTAGCGGGGGAACCACCCCGGCAATCAGCATTACAGCAGCCACCACCCTTGCAGCGGGTTCGATGTCGGCTGCCGACAAAATCAAGTTAGACGGCATCCAAGCCGGAGCCGAGGTTAACGTGAATGCCGATTGGAACGCGGTCAGCGGGGATGCACAAATTCTCAACAAACCGACCATTGTATCCTCCGTTACCGGAACGGCTCCTATCGTAAGCAGCGGAGGCACTACGCCAGCAATCAGTATCACGGCCGCAACTACATCGGCGGCAGGGTCTATGTCGTCGGCCGACAAAACAAAGTTAGATGGCATTGCTGCGGGTGCTGAAGTCAACGTCAACGCTGATTGGAATGCCGTCAGCGGGGATGCACAAATCCTCAATAAACCGACGATTCCATCTATCACGCAAGTAACAGGAAAGACAGTAGCAACGGGTGCGTGGAGTTTGGTATCGGGAATCTATGAAGCCAGCATTTCTGACGCGGCGATTACAGCCACGAGCATCGTAAATATCATTCCCGATAACGCAAGCGCGGCCACCATTCGCACAGCGCAGATGCTGCCTCAAACAGACAGCAGTTCGGGCGCGGTGAAGATTTACAGCACGAACGCCCCTGCTGCCACAATTACGGTCACACTTAACATCTACAAACAATGATAGGCGAATTTGCATTGCCTGCCAATAACCCAAGTGGGGGAGGCGGAACGCTAACTCAAACATTGAGGCAGTATGTAAGTGGGGCCACATGGACAAAGCCATCGGGCCTTGTCTTCATCGAGGTTCTGTGTTTAGGAGCGGGCGGCGGTGGCAGTTCAGGTGGGCAGTTTGGGAGCACCATCGCAGCACCCGGAGGGGGAGGAGGAGGCGCTCCGTCTTTGGTATGGACGCAAGTTATGGCCGCCTCGTTAGGAGCCACAGAAACCGTAACTATCGGAGCAGGGGGGACAGGAGGCACACCGCAGTTAACGGCAAGCACTGTAGGCAATAACGGAGGCAACGGGGGCAACACCTCATTTGGAGCACATTGTGTGGCGTTGGGAGGGTTAGGAGCAACTAACCGAACGGGAGGCGGGTCACGTCAAATCCAAAGCCACACACCCGCATACGCGTGGGGTAGTTTTCCGGGTTGCGAGGGAAGGAACGCGAGTGCCGCAGGCGGGCAGGGTTCCACGGGTAATTCGCAATCGTTAAACCCCGTTTTCGGGGACCAAGTAGTCAACTTGCTTGGAGCGCCATCAGGCGGCGGCAACACCACTGCAAACGCAATCGGATTAGGCGCCCAAGGCAACCAGTATATCTTGTCGAATGGAAGCACCACTACAAGGATTCAGGGTGGGGGAGCAGCGGGTTCAAACGGGTTCAACGGAACGGACAACGCGGTAGACCGAATGGTATGGCCTCCGCGTATCGCGGCCCTTTCTCCAAGTTACAAGTTAGGTGTCAGCGGCGGCAGCGGGTCAAGCTCAATCACCGGCACAGGTGGCAATGGCGGCAATGGGGGATTGTACGGAGGCCCGGGTTCCGGAGGCGGAGGGTCTCGCAACGGAAACGCAAGCGGAGCAGGAGGAAGTGGGGCCGGAGGTCTTTGTTTTGTAATCGAATACACCATCTAATGATTTACGTCGTAATCAAAGACAATTATGTCATCGACCGCATCCTTGCGGACGAACCACCTGCGTACGCACATCCGCACGACCTTGTGATGGAAGACGTGGATATGAACATTCACATCGGGGATTGGTACGAGGCACCCGAGGATATTTTTTACCGCCCAATCACGGGCATACCACCTGACTACCCCAATGGCTAAAGCACAGAAAATCGTACAGCGGATTGAGCGGGAGGTATCCCGGCCGGGGGTACACGCGAAAACAAAACAATCGCAACTGAAGAGCAGCAAGAATTACGTCAAACCATATCGCGGCCAAGGGAAGTGAACTACGAAATCATCGCGATTGCCTTAACCGGAATCACTCTGATTGGGTCAATCATCAAAATGTGGATGTCTATGAACGAGGAACTCACGAAGGTCAAAGGCCGAATTATTGCCTTGGAAAAGACGGAAACGGAGGTGCTGCGGTTTATGGAAAAGGTGCAGGACACACTCACCCGGATGGACAAACTGCTATCCAAACACGGCATCGAATGAGACCGATTAAAAGAATCATCCTGCATTGTTCCGCTACGGAGGCGGGCAAAGATTTCGATGTGGACGATGTGCGCAAGTGGCACAAGCAACGGGGATGGTCAGATGTGGGCTACCACTTTGTAATTACGCTCGACGGCAAGGTGCAGATGGGCCGTTCGTGGGAAATGATTGGATCGCATACGCAGGGGCATAATTCCGATTCTTTGGGTGTGTGCTACATCGGAGGGGTTAAGGATGGCAAAGCGGCGGATACCGTCACCCCTGAACAAGATAAAAGTATTCGCAACCTCATCGCGGCATTGCGCACTATTTTTGGGCCGTTGAGCTTGCACGGACACAACGAGTTCGCCAACAAAGCGTGTCCCAGTTTTAAGGTAAAAGAGAAATACCCTGAATTATGCTAATCAAAGATATTGTCCGAGACCTCGAAAAGAACGGCACGGAGGGGCTGTACGATTACGCTGGCTATTTCATCACGGAAATGCAGCGTGAAACGTGGTCTGATGTGATCCGTGGGTTGGAGACGGAGGATATGGAACTTGCGTATTCCGCGTTGCAGGATTTGCAATCGATGGTTACGCTTTCCGGGCCTGAAGCGATTATGATTGCCCAGGCCACGTTACAATGGTTTGAGGATTTTAGCGGTTACTAAAATGGAATTTATCAACGCACATTGGGCAGAACTTTTATTGGCCGTAATCGCGTTCGCAGGGACGGTAACGGCACTAACCCAAACGACCAAGGACGACCAAATCCTGGACATCCTCAAACGGATCGTGTCCGCAATTTTGTTGGGCAAATCCCGGTGAACCCTTTATGGGGTTTGCTGTCGAAGTTAGACCTCACAGAGGTATTTAAGACCAAGGGAGACCTCAAGCGTTGGTCAGCCAAACGCACCATTGGAGGTGTGGTGGTCTTGACAGCGTGCAATGACATCGTAACCCACGGCATCAGTTGGCCGGGTGTGGTTATGTGCGCTATTGGATTGACACCATTGTGCCTTTCCTTTATGGAAGAATAGTTCCGATTTGTTGTTTGACAGGGGTGCGTCCTAACGAGGGCCACCCCTTTTTGTTGATAAGTATTTGACCCCAAGTTGGAATAGTTACACGCGAATGGTCTATACTTGCAGCGGTTAAACAATGAACAATGAAAAAGATTCAGTTGATTCAGGGAGCGGGAACCTTCGATTCGCAGTACGGAACTTTGTACAAGTTCGAGTACCAATTCGAGGATAACACGTGGCTCGTGGCAAACCACAAAGAGCCGAAAAGCCCGTTCAAGCCGGGTGATGTGGTGGAAATTGAGGTCACACGTGAGTTCAACGGAGTGCCGCACGGGAAGGTCAAACGGCCGGAACAAGCTCGTCCGCAATCGGGAGGTCGTGAGGTAGTGATTGAACGCCAATGGGCGATTAACGCGGCCATCCAATTCCTCAAGAATAACGATCCGGACTATTGCCCGATGCCGCACACGCTCGACAACGTGAAAAACCTGGCTATTGAACTTACCAAAATTCGTGACCAATGGGAGACCTACCAAGCACCCACCCAGCACCCCCCATTCTGACCCTGCGTGGGTTGCTGAAACTGCATTGGAACGAAATCCAAATCGCAGAGGCGTACTTTGGCAAAGGTGAAAAGACCTTCAATCGTTGGCTCGTTCACGATCCGAGGAAGTTTCTCACCATTTTGCCCGAGTTATGCGCGGCCACCAATACGCCCCCAAGCGTAGTGATGGACATGATTCTCCAAACAGCAAACGAAGTGAGCTATGTCAAACGATTTCAAAGTGTTCAAAGGGGTATGGATACCCCGACAAATCATTAACCACCCAGCCCTGACAGCCATCGATAAGATGCTGTGGGCGGACATCGATTCGGTGTCGGGTGAGAATCGCGGATGGATTAAGTTGAACAAGACCGTCGCAGATGAATTTGGGGTCAGCGAGCGGTCGATTACCCGTGCGGTAGCCAAGTTGAAAGAGTTGCGATTGGTCAATCAGGCCGATTGGAACCGTCGCGTTTTGACCACCCAAGGGGTAGACATTATGTCTATGGAGGTAGACAAAATGTCGAGGGGGGTAGACAAATTGGCGAGGCAGGATAGACAAAATGTCGAGGCAAGGGTAGACAAATTGTCTACTATAGATAACAATATAGAGAATACACTTGAGAAAACAAAGGAGAGTAGTATTCGGATGAGCGATGTGATGAGTGAGGTGTGGGGTGAGTGGCTTGCAGACAAGAAAGAAAGGAAGGAAGGATACACCGGGCGCGGCGAGCGTGCGGCATACACCCGGCTGATGAACCTTGCAAAGGGCGACGAGGGTGTCGCGATTCAAATCATTCATCAATCTTTGGCTAATTCCTGGAAAGGATTTTTTCCCCTGAAACATGACAAAGGATACCAACCTTCAGTTACAGCCGACGGTCTCCACCACTTCATTGCTGAAGGGTGAGAATGTCAAGCTCACCCCCACAACCGCGTGGAAGGGTGGCACGAACCTCCAACGAGCAGCCAAGGAAATGCCGGATCTTACGCGGGCATGGTTGGTGGCTGAAGTAGGCAGGTTGTGTAAGGATGTCGATGCGAACAAGACACTCACCACTACCGATGATTTCGTGTTCACGTGTCGGGCTATCCTGGACGAGTTCCCAGCCATCAAAGTGGAGGAAATCCGGGTGGCGTTCGATATGATCCGCAAGGGGCAACTCATCAAGTTGTACGAGCGTCTGAAGACAGCGGAAATTTTGGAGGCGTTGCGTGCGTACGAGGGCAGCATCCGAACTGAACTGCTGGAGACGCAGCACAAAGAGGTCTATGAATCTACAGGGCCGTTACAGCCCCTTGGATTGGCGCAGTTGGCCGCCACACTGAAGGACGAACGCCGACCATTTATAGGCAGCGGCACACGCTTGAGGCAGTATTGGGAAAAAAATCCCACCCCAAGTTTGGATATTGAGGAACAATGACTATCTTTGGTGCGTCAAACAACGAACAATGGAACTGACAAAAGAGATGTGTATCGCGGCCGCAGGACATTACGAGGCACGCGGGTTTGTGACGGAGACCTACTTCGATCCCATCGATGGATGGAAATTGGGGTTGCAGTTCACCGCCCCCGATGGAGACATGGCATTCTTCTTCATCGACAACTGGGATGTCAAGCAAGCGGCAGACAGTTACGAGTTGAAGTGTAAACTCTTCGACAAAGAGACGGCATGATACCCCGATACGAGAATGTACAACGTGCGATACGCCTA